GTTATTGAAGATTGTTTTGCTGATGCGCTTAGAGTGGGACAGGAAAAAGTCAAAAGCGGTGAGTGGGATGGATTTAATATCGGCATCAATTGGGGCGAAGCTGCTGGCCAGACTGTGCCTTATCCACATGTTCATTTAATTCCTCGACGCAAAGGCGATATGGAAGACCCCACAGGCGGAGTTCGACATGTGATTCCGGAAAAGGGCAACTACAGAAAATGGTAACTGTTCATGTACCGTGGAGTTCTAAGGCAGGCAGTATTCCTGTTTGGGACGAAATCACCATATCGATCATAGAACGATTTGGACTACCCGGCGGCAAGTACACCACAGAGTTGACGGATAGCTATATGAATTTCATTTTTGATGACGAACATCAGGGACTGTTATGCCAACTGTTGGTCAGCGACTATATATGAAAAATATCTTACTGATCATTGTAGCATTTATAGCGATATTTTTAATTGCCATCAACAATTGGGAAGGCCCGAGTGGTAGATACTATAATTGTAGAGACCTAGACTTTCATCCAGATGTGCCTCCTGAGGTTAGAGTAGAATGCAGAAAAATGATCAAAGAAAAACTAGATGATGAACGTCGAAGGAATCTCAATAACACAGGATATATAACGTGAACACGTGGACCTTAACTATTGAAGAAGATGGTATTTTACCATTACCGCAGGATCTTCTTGATGTCGCAGGTTGGAAAGAGGGCGATTGTCTAAATTGGATTGATAACAAAGACGGCACTTGGAGTCTTGTCAAAGAGGACTTGACAAACTTCATATATAAAGGTATAATAAACAATGAGCAAAATTAAAATAGCAGAGCTGTTCTACAGCATACAAGGTGAAGGACGCTATATGGGCGTTCCGTCTGTGTTTCTACGTACATTTGGTTGTAACTTTAAATGTGCTGGCTTTGGCATGCCACGTGGCGAAATGAGTCACGAAGCAACAGATATTGCAGCCACACATAAGATGATCGAATCATTTCAAACATATAGTGAACTTCCATTAGTTAGTACAGGGTGTGACAGTTATGCATCATGGATGCCAGAGTTCAAAGATCTTAGTCCACTGCTTACTTCAGATGCCATCGCAGAGCGAATTATGGAAATCTTGCCTTTCAATCAGTGGCAAGATGAACATCTAGTTATCACAGGCGGTGAACCATTGCTGGGTTGGCAACGTGCTTATCCAGAGTTGTTGAATCATGCCAGCATGCGTAGACTTAAAGAAATTACGTTTGAAACTAACGGCACTCAAAAACTCACTCCAGAATTCAAGACATTCTTACAAGAGTGGGGTCAGAATCCTCCATTTGTTTCTAGAGAAGTTACATTCTCAGTCAGTGCCAAGCTCAGCTGTTCGGGTGAGGAAAGACACGAAGCGATAAAGCCAGACGTGGTTTGTGAATATCAAGAAGTTGGTAATACCTATCTTAAATTTGTAATAGCCACAGAAGAAGATGCCGAAGAAGCTCTAGAAACTTTAGATATATATCGAGCAGAAGGATTCACTGGGTATTGTTATCTCATGCCTGTAGGCGGAGTTGAAAGTGTATACACACTAAATAATCGCCGGGTGGCAGAATTAGCAATGAAAATGGGACTACGTTATAGTGACCGTTTACAAGTACCCTTATTTAAAAATGAGTGGGGAACTTAATGAACGAAGATATTATAATATATAACGAAAACGAATATTGGAAAGCAGTTTATAAAAAACAAATAAAATTTGTATCTAAAAAAGATCCTACAATAATACCCTGGGAAATAAAAACATTTGATCCTAATTTAAAAGAAATTTTAGATTATTATAAATTAGACGCAGGAAAACTTCTAGAATTAGGATGCGGGCGTGGAGATGATTGTAAGTATCTTGCTGATAGAGGATTTGATGTAACAGGTATAGATGTTTCACCCGATGTAATACAAACTGCTAAAAATAATTCATCTAACGTTAAATTTATAGAAGGTGATTTTTTTACAGAAGTATTTGATACACAGTTCGATGTTATTGTTGACAGAGGTTTCTTACACAATTATGAAAATAGACTGTTTGAAATATTTGAAATATGTAGCAATACATTGAGGCAAGGAGGAAAGCTCATTGTGATTTCGGGTAATGTTAATCAACCTCTAATTGATAGCTGTACTCCACCACCAATAAGTATAGGACAAATAGAATATCATTCTTTTACATGGTTTAAAATGCTTTACGCTAAAGAAATAATATTTTATACAGATGAAAATTATTTGGATTGTCTAGGTTATATATTTGTATTAGAAAAAAATAAGGAAACACGATGAAAAAATTTATTGAAAAATTATTTGGTATTGACAAGCTCAGAGCAGAAGCAGAACGATCTGTGATCATCGCTGCCGAAGCTGCTGAGACAGCCAAAGCAGCCACTGAAGCTGCTGAACGTGCCACAGAAGCAGAAGCTCAGGCCAAATTGTCACCAAAAGAACGTGCCACACGTAAAAAAGAACCGTGGGTAGGTGTACTCGAAACACATGTCAACAAAGATAATGTGCGTAATGGCTTTTTTGAACTTGACTGGAACGACCATTTTGTGTTAAAATTAAAGCAAGAGGGATATGGTGAGGACGGAGATAAAGACGAAGAAATTGTAGATCGTTGGTTCCGTGAGCTGTGTGCCAATGTGGTAGTTGATGGTGATTTTGGCGGACCTGTAAACACAGGCTTAATTGATATTAAAACAGTGAAGAAAGACAATCTATGACTTATATCTTAGTTGATACAGCAAATACATTTTTTCGTGCTAGACACGTTATTAACGGTGACGCTGATATCAAACTAGGCATGGCATTCCATATTACCCTAAACAGTATTCGCAAGGCATGGCAGCAGTTTGAAGGTAGCCATGTTATCTTCTGTTTAGAAGGTAGATCGTGGCGCAAAGATTACTATGCTCCCTACAAGCGTAATCGTTCAGATGCTCGTGCAGCACACACAGAGAAAGAAGCAGAAGAAGATAAAATCTTCTGGGAAGCATTTGACACATTCAAAGATTTTATCGCAGAAAAGACCAACTGTACTGTGCTACAAAATTCGCAGTTAGAAGCAGATGATTTAATCGCTGGTTGGATACAAACACATCCAAATGACAAACACGTGATCATTAGCACAGACACAGATTTTGTTCAATTGATCGCACCTAATGTCACGCAATATAACGGTGTCATGGAGCATGTTATCACCCACCAAGGAATATTTGATGACAAAGGCAAACCGGTCATTGACAAAAAAACACAAGAGCCTAAGCCAGCCCCTAATCCAGAATGGCTGTTATTCGAAAAATGCATGCGTGGTGATACCAGTGATAATGTCTTCTCAGCGTATCCAGGTGTGCGTACTAAAGGCACAAGCAAAAAAGTGGGTCTTACTGAAGCGTTCGAAGATCGTAAAAGCAAAGGATATGCGTGGAACAATCTCATGCTTCAGAGGTGGTCTGATCACGAAGGCAAAGAACACAGAGTGTTAGAAGATTATGAACGCAATCGTCGACTGATTGATCTGAGTCATCAGCCCGATGACATCAAAGAGATAATTGTAAACACCATTACCACTGCTACCGCTGAACAAAAGAATGTGAGTCAAGTTGGTATAAGATTAATCAAGTTCTGTAATCTATGGGACTTGAAAAAGATTGCTGACCAGGCACAGAGTTATGCAGAACCACTTAATGCGAGGTATACAAATGAAACTCAAATTTTGTCAGTATGAAGATACCTGCGAAAACAAAACATCAGACTGTTGGGAGAACACAATGACAGATATACATGCTAAACCTATTATAGCAAATAAATTTTGGATCGTAGAATCAAATGGTGAGAAAATTGCCACTCTGAGAAAAGACGACGACCAACGATTTTTTATGAGCAATGAATCAGGTGTGACAATTTATGAGACCAAAGATAGTTTAACTAAACAGTTTGGTAAAAAGTTTTTCACAGTAAAGATTGTCAAAGAAGCAGACACAGCACTACCCAACGAAGTTCATGGATATGCTACCAGTGCCGAGCCTCACAATGCCATGTTTGACATTCGCAAAAAACTTCCCTTGTTTACAAAAAGCAGCGATTCAAAAAGTTTATATTGTGCGGGATACTACTGTATCAAATTTGAAAAAGGTTGGGTCAAGAGCTTTTGTCCTAAAAAAATTACTCTTGAAAGATATGCTTACAAGGGACCATTCAAGACTGAACTAGAAATGAAACAGGTATTGGCCAATGTCACAAAATAATTTACCAGATACACTACCAACTATACAGAAGCTGATCCAACGCACCCAAGTAGCTGAACGCAGTCAACAGAAAGAAATACGGATTAGTCTACAAGAAGCACGTGATCTAACCACAGAGTTGGCACTGATGACATCCAAATTAGGTCAAACTATTAGTGAAATACATCAAATGCTGGCAGTAATCAAAGAATCTACCACACAAATAGACGTTAAATTCGACGGCGGACAGTTCTAAAAAAGACATAAATATATACGTGGTTAATTAGGAACACGTATATGAGTAGACCCAAGCCAAAAATTCTTTTAGAATATGCTAGTAAAGAAACCTACAAGGTTGAGCAGATCCTTGATTCAGAGGCCATCTGGGCTGTGTTCTATAACGGACAACCATTCAATCTCAAAAGTGGTAGTCTTGTAGCCAGTTACCCCGGGCCAAAATACAAAAAGGTCTCATTTTCAAATCCAGGACATGCACATAATTTGGCAAAGAAATTAAATCGATTGTTTAAGACCAAAGACTTTGCAGTTTACAAACTCACCTCTGGCGAAGAGATTAAATGACATGAACAAAGATGCCTATACCAAGGCGTTCTTGCAGGCAGCAGAAATACCCGTTACTGAAAAAAATATCAAAGACTATAACGCCGTATGGTGGTGGAGTTTTAGAAAGAAGGATCAAGGCGGATTAAGATTGACTGACCAAGCATTGAAATTCATTGAAGAGCATGCTAAAATAAAAACTTATAAGATAGAGTTTCCCAAAGAGTTTGCGTTTACTCCGCAGGTGCTACTTTGGTTAGATAATTATATCGATTCACCGTTTTTCGTCAACAAGAAACATATCATTGTCATGAAAGAAAAAGCCGCTTTTGAACTATATTTGCTTAGTGGTGATGTCCGCAAGCTAGGACACAATAGAGCCATGAGCAAAAGACTTAGCCAAGAATCCACCCCCGAATAATCCCACTGTATAAATATTTTCACTATGTTTGACCTTAATCCAATGGACGTACTACAACAGCGCAAGCTGAAGACTGTGGCTCCACATTTCACTGAATTGAATATTTCAGATTCTGAAATATTTGAGGGTATCGAAGATTGGATCAAAGTCAAG